CACGTTAGGGAAGTGTGTAAGGAACTCCTAGATGTTGTACTGACCTCAAGTGACACCGGACCACCAAAAGAGCTTGCGAAGGAGCGCGCAGTTGAACTCCTTTCAGGTGATGTTCCAAACGAGAAATTGGTTTTGAGTCAATCCTTATCAGATAGTTATAAGGTTTCTGGACAATCCGTATCTATAACAAGTCCCGAGAGCTGTAATATCAATCAAGCACATGTTCAGGTTGTTAATAAGATGAGGCAACGTAAACCGGGGTCTGAACCACAATCTGGTGACCGTGTTCCATACCTACTTGTAAACACGGGTGACCCTAAAGCTAAGGCTTTTGAAAAATCCGAGGATCCAAAATACGTTGAAGAGCAAAACCTCCCAGTTGATTATAAATACTACTTCATCAATAAATTTTTAAATCCCGTGTGTGATCTACTTGATCCACTATTTGACAACACGAAGCAGGAAATCTTTGGTGAATTGATTACCCAATGCAAACCACCACCAAAGAAGCGTGAACCTGCCCTAAGTACTATGAAGAAAGTGGATCTGATAGAGGAATGTAAAAGACTTGGTCTAGATTTTGATGGTAAAATCACGGATCTAAAAGATCGTATAAAAAATGCTCGTGTTCAGCGAGAAGAAAGTGTTGAAGACATATTTAAAAAATACGAACAAGAGATAAGTAAGTGATGAGTTTCAATGAAAAGATTAACGATGTACTAGAAGAGGAAATCAAACTGCGAATAGATCTCACCATAACATCATTCGCGGAAACGATTTCAAAAAAATACCAGATCCCTTTGATACAGCTTTTGAAGCATGTTCCAAAGGTATCCGCTACAGCTACATGTATGGGTACAAAACCTGACGGTACTAGGTGTACTTTCAAGGCTGGTGAGAATGGATATTGTGGTAAGCATCAAAAACAAGGTCAAAAAATTAAACAAAGATTTCATGAGACTTTCAATGGTCACACCCACGGCCCTGGTCTTAGAAACGTTGTGGGGTGTCCAGCATGCGAAAGATCACTTTCAACGAATAGGCTTATAGATTTAGACTCCTTATTAAATAATGAGTAAATCCGATATTCTGCTAACATCAATAAATAACTTTTACAACGAAGAAGACAACCGATCAAGGTTAATGAATATACTAGATAAAACTGGTGGCATTTCACTGAGAAATCTCGAGTGGTTCATCACTAATTACGCCAAGAAGAACCACACATCATACAAGACGAGTGATGGTAAAATATTTACTGTACACTACGCGTACAAATCCAGTTTGGATGGGTACTCTAAGAAACTCTTTGATCCATTTTGTAGATCTGAGAAGTTTCCTTACACAGTTCCCGGTACATCTCATGAAATTCATACGACCTTGGCACAATTGAACTTCATCAAATGGGTTATAAAAAATAATATTTATGACTACATCAAGGATAATAGGACGTCACTGTTTAACAAGTAATTCCCCATAGTTTCACACTACCCGGAACTATCGAGAAATTAAAAGAGTATTTTTCCTATACCATCGTCAATATGAATGACGTTATAACTTTTAGCTAGTATGATTACCTGTTTTCTAAAATATATTGGCCCTACTCCATTGGGATTGGTAGAATCTTGATGACTCCCATCAGTTGGTAGCTCCATCGTCAATTTTGCGTCTTTTATTAAACTGAAATCCAAGTGTCCACTTGGTTCCAATTGACCTGGTTGTAAAGCAAAACTATATACATTTATATTACGGGCGTAGGGTGAGCGTTTATAATACGTATTTGGTATAGTTACCGACATGAACATAGAACTTCCCGTAGTTTCATTCAAAATTGATATTCCATCACATTTTAAAGTTACGAGTTTTTGTTGTGTATACATATGTGGAACAGGTTTTTTACCTAAGATACTCCTTTGCCAACTTTGGAACCCCCCGGATGTGTGAGCACTGTCAGTAATTCCGCGCATTTGATCTAGTAGTGATATCTGTGCATCCGACCATTGTTCATTCTTTTTTGCTATAAAATACATATCTTTTACTGGATTTTTAAAATCTAAATTAAATTCTCCAAATTTAGATTGTGGTTCGATGCTAAATATGTTTTGTTGATGTTGTTCTATTAATAAATTCATAGGTTTAGATTGTATTTTACATCGCTCAGTTTTATTTAAGTGTACTAAATCTAGATTAACTGTAAAATCGTCCAATTCAAATTGTCTTGCAATTCTCTTTTCGGCCATAGGATGCCAGATGTTCCGAAGTGGTATATTTGCTTCCGTTTCATTACCACCTAAGCCGTTCGAGTAAGCCTTCTCCCCGGCTATAAAAATAGTTTCTCTCGCAGATCGCAGTTTTATTCGGACTTTAAGTTCTTGTTTATTAATTGCACATAAGGGAAACCCATTTTTAGGGCGGTTATGAAAATAAAATGGAAGTTGTATTCTAAATTCTGTATCTATGTTCCCATTATTATACAGTGTAGAAAAATACTGGCCATCTACTTGTTGTCGTATCGGAAAGAGATTTCCTTGATCGTAGGTGAAACTTGGACCATGCATAATATCTAAACTTGGTCCATACGAATCAGGTACGTTTAATTCATTATAAATAAAGATATCATCCCCAGTTAGTTTATCGATAATTTGATCTCCCAATAATAATTCTACATATTCAATCACAGAAATTCCGAATTTTTCAATGACGTACATTAATACTTCCTCTCCTAGTTGGCCAACACTCCCAAGAGGAACAAGACCATCTATTATACCCGGTAATTTAGATTTATCGCAATTAAATGATAATGTTACCCCCGTGAGAATATCACCATATTTTGCTGGGATCGTCACATCAATATAGTCATCTGTATATATTTTCTTATCAAAATCCATTTTAAAATTTTCATTTGCCCAATTTGTATGTTTATTATATTTTTTAGTAAAAAATGAAAATGATGGGTTATCTAATAAAAGGTCACTGGTATGACCTCTTGTTATTATTTGGATACGACCAGCCATATATTATTATGACATTAGTATTTTAAGCCACATAATCCGCTTGAGTATACCATAAAATTATAACTCGTAGAATAAATATTAACTTCAAGAGTATCACCGACTGATACTTGATGCACGTTATCCGCTACGAGGATGTTGCTAGGGTGTCCGTCGGTGGTGGTGGTGAATCCTGGATCAATTGTAAATTTTTGATCAATTATACGACTGAAATTTAAATGACCAGATGGTTCATTGTTCAAAGGATATAATGCAAATGAATAACTACTGGATTCATCAAATATAAATCCCGAACCGCGCGTTGGGTAAGAACCGCCGTAGGTTGTCAAAGGTTGAGCTTGTGAGGATCTGGAATTAATTAACGAATTTTCATGTGTTAATTTAACATACGACTCATCAAAAATATAATTACCATTAATTTTAAGTCCCGCCGACAAAAATGGGATAGTGTACATATATAGGTAAACAGAATCGAATACATTTGGTGTATATATTTTCATCTTCGCAGTTTTTATTAAATCTGATAGGCGTGATTTTTTTATTGTGAAAAAATGTATATTTTTAACTGGATTAGCCAGGTTTAATGGTATTTCCGTCGTATGATCGTGACCCTCATTTTGTCTAATTATATCATGTTGGTGTAAATTAGTTTGTGTAATTAATTGCTGAATTGGTTTCGATTTCAAAAAGTTCAATTCATCGTGATCTAAAAAGGTAAATTTTGTTAATAACGAAGCTGACTCTATGTTTGTATCGTTTGTGTACGGTAATAAAAATGGATGTACCAATTTATCAAAGGGTTTAAATTTGACTTTCACATAACAATTCTGTTTAGTGATTTTACATGACAGTATAGATGCTGGTAAATTATTATAAAAATAAAATGGTAAATCTATATGCATTTGTTTAAGGTTCCATTTATGTTCTAAAACCGGTGCGTAAGAAGTTGTAGTTGTGCTTGTATTCAAGAACACATGCGCATGTCTTGCTTTGTCTCCTGAAATAATAGTAGTGCCATCAGTAACAACGGAATCACCCCCGTAAGAACCAGTACTGGGAGTTAGAGTTGCAGTAGAAGTCCACCCAGATGATGTGTCTCCCGGTATGGCACGTGTGTATGCATATATTTTGCCGCTTGAATTTCTCGAGGCCCCGATTGCTATGAGATCATTCTTTACAGAGACACTCTCACCAAAATAATTATTCTGCGCCCCATCTATTGGTTCCAATATAGCGATTTGTGACCAAGAGCCGGACGCGGGGTCTCTCGTGTATACGAATGCCCGGTACAAGTATACATCAGTCGCATACACATATGTTCCACGTCTGCGGCCAATCACTAAAGTATCACCATCGAGTGATATAGCCTCACCAAATCCTCCCCCGGCGATATGCGAGGCTGAACCCAATCCATCGACACCGCTGTTCCCATTTACTGTAAATTCTTGACTCCACGTAGAAGTTAGGTCCCCTAGTGTGTCACGTACGTATACATAGACCACTCCCGTATAGCTCCCAATTGCTACTCTATCACCACTGAGTGAAACTCTTAAACCTATTGAATCTGTACCGAACACAATTGTATCACGTAAAGTCCATGCAGAAGAGATATCTCCTGGTGTACGTGTGTATATGTAAACACGTCGTCCATCCCTCCAAGTTCCAACCGCTAACGTGTCACCATCGAGTGATACAGAGTAACCGAAATAAGGTCTATTAATCGAAGTATCTCCATTAATTGTATGGCGTAAGACAAATGAAGTTGAAGGACCGTAGGCCGCGTCCCGAGTGTATATCTCTATTCTTCCAACGAAATATGCGCCAGCTACAGTACTTTCCGGTATTCCCACTACCAATGTATTACCTTGAATGGATACACTCATACCAAACCCATCCGAACCAGCCGACGGTGACGTCAATCTCTGAGTTTGACTCCACCCAGACTCGGGAAAAGGGTCGTCACGCATAAATACGTATACGGCTCCGGTCCCGTGAGCGTCGGCTCCAACCACCAATGTATCACCATCATAACTCATTTGATGATCTTCGGCGAAGTCGTCAGAGGAAATACCACCAGTAGGTTGTAAATCTTCTATTTGTTGAAAACCGAATGTAGTCGTGGTGACTGGATCGGTCGAAGCAACCCTAGATGTGGAACCATAAGGCATCTTGCCTGCTTGAGTTTGATGGAGAATGGTGTCAGTGAAAATGTATCTAGCCGAATGATATTTATTGTATAAATAAATCCAATCACCCGTTATTCGCTCTATAAGAGTTCCACCAATATAAAGTTCTGCGTAATCTATTCCATGTATACCAACGTTATCCGTAAATGGATTATCATAGGTACCCCCTTTCGCTGAATATCCACCGTGTCCTACACTACCTGTAAAATGTTCTGAACTTATAGAAGCTTTGTAATACAAGTTCCATCGTAGTGTTAATGTATTTATTAAATCACCAGCATCTAATGGTATAATGCATTGAGTTTCTTCACCTAACTTTGCATTTACTAAAGGAATTTCAATTGTATTAAATGCAAACTTTGTATGCTTTTTAAAAACTGATAAGAAATGAGAAAATGTAGGATTTTTTGATATAAACTCATCTTGTATTCCAGTTATGGATAGAACTAATTTACCTGACATCTATCTACTCTAATTAAAACACAGATTTTTCTTTTAAGCAATTGTTACGAAACCATTATTAAACCGAAGAACTTTAAAACCCGTATAGTACATATGAAAATTGTATACAGGGTTCTCCAGACGGCTTGGGGGGATTGATGATCCATTGCCACCGTGCATGATGGCTAGATCTTCTTCTAATTCGAAATGAAGTTTGGTTTTTTCGGAATTTAATCCGGAAAAATCTAGAAACCCCGATGGCATTGTACTTTTAGGGAACATTGCAAAATTGTATGAATAGATAATATTAAATTGATAACTTAACAACGAACTTGATATAGATAATTGTGATTGCATTGGTACATAAAATAAAAAGTATTCGTAATCAATGTTAGATATATTAGGGAAACGTTCACCATTCAATGAAAAATATGCACGCTTTAACACATCTGGGGCTACGTGGATTTGATTACCCATTCCATATTGCGTTTTACCAAAATTAAACCTATTTGTTGTAATTTGAGATCTAGAATTCGAGCCCGAGGTTGACTCTATATTTCTGTATTCATCTTCATCTTCGTATCCACTGTACCGAAAAAACCAATGAAAACATTTGACAGGTATTGACGGTTCTAATTGTACTTCAAATAACCGTTTATTTTGATTTGTTTCTAATGACATACTTGAATGTTTATTGACAAAATCGCAAATAATTTCTCTATTATTATTTTTAAAAAATAGGGACTCTTCATTAGAAAGTGTGATTTCTTCAGTTATAATTTTAAATTCTTTTAATTTTTTAGCCGGTGGTGGAGGTGGAGCCCCTCTCCCAATGTCACCATTAGCAGAATAGCTGGATGTCTTAAGAGTAAAAAACGATTGTTTGAAAAAATCAATTTCGAGCGTTATTTTTTGTTTATAGATTGCACACAGTGGAAATGGTGTTTTATTTTGTTTATTATTTGAGTATACATCTCCACCATAGTTTTGGCTAAAAAAGAATGGGATGTGAATGAAAAACCCATCATGTGTTTCCGAGTTTTGTCCGGATAGCGGATTTTGCCATGCGGGCACAGCCCCACTCTGATAACGATTGTATGCTGTATTTGCACTTTCTTTCTGAGATTCTGTTTGGTACATATTATCGTATATAATACACCAGTCTGCGGTTATTTCCTCTAATAGTTCTCCATCGACAATAAATTTAATACTCTTTATTATTTTTCTTCCCAATAACTGCGTATCCCAAGCCCAATTTTGGGATTCCGGTGCTGTCATTAGGTGAGGTGGTGCGCCTTGACCATAGTAATACGGGACACCGTACACATTCAAAAGCGTTGCCGAATCCATACCAGGAATACCATACGAATCCCATCTGAGATACGACCAAGTAAAATATTGTGGGTAATTATTATAATCATAATCCATTACAATATACGACCACATTTGATCATTTGGAGCTCCCGGACCTGGACGCCCTGCCGCTATCATAGCTGCCCAAAAATCATTGTAGCTAGCATACGGTACGCCTGAGGAGTTGTACAAAGCTGATCCACTTTCTTCTAGAGTCATTCCAAATATATATAGTTCCGCTTGTTCTCCAATTCCTGGTGTGAAACTTTCAGTGGTTGTCCATTTAGGTAACTCAACGTGTATCCATAAATTTGTAAGTAGATCTCCCATACTTTGTGGGTTCATGGTAACCTTGACTGTTTCTCCAAATGGCCATGTTGGTTTATTACCATTTTCAATTACACTATGTACATTATGATATTTACGAAATTGTGAATGTTGTTGATATGATGGATTGAAGAATGATTTTTCGGGGTTATCGGAAAGCAAGTGTGTATCCTGCATTCCAATAGCACTAAGAGCTATATTGGCAGCTTCCCCCATACTTAACTAATGTCTACATATTTTTAATATCATTCTTCCACATGGTGATAGAGTCATTAAAATAGTATTTCCCCTACACCATTTTCAAAATGAATGACGTTATAACTTTTGGCTATGACTCTTACCTCTTTAAAAAAATATAGTGGAGAATAACCACTCGTGATCTGAAAAATCGGTGTTGATGGTCCGAAAGAACCATCACGAGTTAATGACATTGTTAATTTTGCATCTTTTATTACACTGAAATCTAAATGTCCACTTGGTTCCAATTTATCTGGTTGTAAAGCGAAACTGTAAACATTTATACGACGACCTACAGGTGACCTTTTATGATATACATGTGGAATAGAGTACGCTAGAAATTTACTGTTACCCGTGATTTCGTTTAGAATTTTTACACCGTCACATTCTAAGGTTACCAAGTCCTGATGTGAATAAAATAAAGGAACAGGCTTTTTAGCATATGCAACATCAGCTCGCCATTCACTGAAATTGGACCCATACACACTGGGCGGAATACTACGTATTTGATTCAAATTGTTAGAGAAAGTTGGTTCATCTAGTTCGGGTCGGTCATTTTTTGCTATGAAATACATCTCTTTTATTGGATTTTTAAAATCTAGTTTAAATTCTCCGTATTTAGAACGTGGTTCAATATAAAATTTATTGTATTGATGTTGCTCTATTAACATGTTAAATGGTTTGGATTGTAACTTACAACGTTCAGTCTTATCTAAGTGCACTAAATCCAAATCAACTGTAAAATCATCTAGTTTAAAATTTCCTATAATCTGCCTATTAGCTATAGCATCCCAGATACCATCCAGTGGTACATTTATCCCGGGAGCGCCGTAGGAGCCCTTTATAAACAAAAGATCTCGTGCAGGTCTTAGTTTTATGCGAAGTTTAAGTTCTTGTTTATTAACAGCGTATAGAGGAAATCCATGTTTAGGCCGATTGTGAAAATAAAACGGGATATGTATTCTATATTCTCTGCTTTGCGAATCCGACAGAGTCTCACTAATTTGATGTTGACCATCAAGCCATTCTTGTACATATGTTCCATAACCATATGAAGAAACGAAATGATCACCTTGTAAAGAATCTAAGTTTCCGTGTTGTGATTGGGGTGTATGTAGTTCGTTATAAATAAATATATCGTGTCCAGTCACCTGATCAATTAGTTGATCTCCTAAAGATAGTTCAACATAGTCGATAACGGAAACCCCAAATTTTTCAATTAAGGATACATTGTTCATATTTGAGCTAAACCCTGGGTCAAACAAGGTAAGTGCATCAAACTCCTCAATTTTAAATGATAATGTTACTCCCTTGAGTACGTCACCGTATTTTGCTGGAATTGTAGCATCAATGAAATCGTCTGTATGGATGTCTTTATTAAAAGTCATTTTAAATGTTTCATCTGACCAATTCGTGTATTTACTGATTTTTTTTGTAAAAAACGAAAATGACGGGTTATTTAATAATTGATCACTCACGTGACCCTTTGCTAATATTTGAACACGACCAGCCATATCCTACTATGTTCTTAATATTTTAAGCCACACAAACCATGTGAGTATACCATCATGTTGTAACATGTACCGTAAATGTTAAGTACCCCTCCGTCGTGCCCAGGTGCCTGGTCCATTACAAATGTCTTGTCAATTATACGATTTAGGTTTAAGTGACCCGATGGTTCATTACTAGTAGGGTATAATGCAAAGGAGTAACTACCGATACGAGCGGTTCCATAAGATACAGAATTCTTGAATCTATTATCATACACTGATTTAGCGTATGAATCATTAAACAAGAAATTACCATTAAATTTAATTCCTGCCGACTTAAATTGAATGGTCTGCGGCAACCCGGATGCAAGTCCATCGTCTCCGAGCTCGCGCTTTATGAAAAAGTGAACAATTTTAATCGGATTATGTAGCGTTAGTGGTATTTCTAGATTTCTCTTGAACGCCTGTGGGATCGATGGGTCGTAGGGTATCTTGTATTTCTGTAACTGAGTTTGTGTTATTAATTGTTTAATTGGTCGTGATTTCAAATAGTTTAGTTCATCGTCACCCAAAAATGTGTATTTTGTTAATATTGAAGCCGATTCTATGTTTGTATCTATTACATTTGCTTTCATATAGCTGGGTATTATTTCATCACGAGACTTAAACTTGATTTTTACATAACAGTTTTGTTTAGTTAGTTTACACGCTAATATGGATGCCGATAAATTGTTGTAAAAATAAAACGGTAAGTCAATATGCATTGGTTGTAAAGTCCATATATGGGATCCGCTCGCTGCGTCGAATACCGATTCAGTACCTGGAAGTTTATAACGAATAAAGTATGGATTGGTACGAACGGCCTGAGTTTGGTAAAGAATAGAATCATTAAAGACATAATCGGCTGTATTAAACGAGTGGTATAAGTAAATCCAATCACCCGTTATTCGCTCTATAAGTTTTCCACCAATATAAAGTTCTGCGTAATCTATTCCGTGTATACCAATATTGTTGTGAAATGGTTGGGCACCGTTTCGGTACGGGTCGTACTGGGCATCGTCGTAACTTATTGAAGATTTAAAATACATCTTCCATCTTAGTGTTAATGTACTGATTAAGTCACCGGAATCCACTGGTATAATACATTGAGTTTCTTCACCTATTTTGGCATTTACTAATGGGAATTCGTTTACATTAAAGGCAAATTTTGTATGCTTTTTAAAAGCAGACAAAAAATGAGAAAATGTTGGTTTACCTGATATAAACTCATTTTGTAGTCCTGATATAGCTAGTTGTAATTTACCGGACATGACTTAATCCCTGTTTATTTTGTAGATTTTATTTCAAGTAATTGACACAAAACCATTGTTAAATCTAAGAACCCGAAAACCTGTATAGTATAAATGAAAGTTATATTCAGGGTTAACTAAACGAGAAGGCGAAGCGGATGATCCATTACCCCCATGTAGGAGGTCTAAATCGTCATTTAATTCAAAATGAAGTTTAGTTTTATCAGAGTTTAGCCTTGAAAAATCAAGAAATCCCGAAGGCATTGTACTTTTAGGATACATCGCAAAATTATAAGAGTATACGTAATTGAATCTGTAAGCACCTATAGGTGTTGGATATCTACTTTCAACTACATTACCCGATGTAGATAACTTAGATTGCATAGGGATGTAGTTGTAAAAGTATTCGTATGTGATGTTAGATATATTCGGGAAACGTTCACCATTCAACGAAAAATATGCATTTTTTAAAATGTGTGGTGATGTGCTTATCTTATTACCTGCATCATATTGTGCTTTAGTAAAATTAAACCTATTTGATGTTATGAAAGCTCTGTAGAAAGACCGTGTATGAGGAGTTTCTATATGTCTATATTCATCTTCGTCTTCGTATCCTTTGTACCTATAAAACCAATGAAAACATTTTACGGGTATAGATGGCTCTAATTGTATTTCAAATGATCGTTTACCTATATTTGTTTCTAATTGCATAGATGAATGTTTATTCACAAAATCATAAATAATTTCTCTATTATTAGTTTTGAAAAACAAAGACTCTTCATTAGAAAGTGTAATCTCTTCCGTTATAATATTAAAATCTAACATCGTTTTAGCTGGTGGTGGGGGTGCGGGTCCTCTCCCAATATCACCGCCGATACCGAGATAGTCGGGATAATTGTTAGTAAAAAATGACTGTTTAAAAAAATCAATTTCAAGCATAATTTTCTGTTTATGAATTGCACATAATGGGAACGGGGTTTTATTTTGTTTATTATCCGAGTATACATCTCCGGCATAACTCTGGGAAAAGAAGAATGGGATGTGAATAAAAAGATTATTTCTAGATTCAGAATTTCCAGCGTTCCGCTCGTATCCATAACTGGCGCCCACTATGTTTCTGTTATATGCGCTGTTTGCAGTATATTTTTGGGATTCCGTTTGGTACATGTTATCATAAATAATACACCAGTCTGCGGTTATCTCTTCTAATACTTGGTCATCTACGATAAACTTAACACTTTTTATTATTTTTCTACCTAATAGTTGCACATCCCAACCCCAGCTACCCATTTCAGCTGGAACAAGTAGGTGAGGTGGTGCCCCGAAGTAAAGGCTTGTACCATACAAATCCGTTAACGTTTGAGAATCTGTACCAGGAATATCAAACTGTCTCCATTCGTAGTATCTACGAAATTCATACCAAGTAAAATCTTGTGGGTAATTATTATAAGCATAGTCCATTACAATAAACATCCAGAATTGAGCATTTGGAGCTCCCGGACCTGGATCCCCTGCCGCTATCATCGCTGCCCAAAATAGATCGTAGGTAGCATACGCGACGCCTGTGGAGTTGTATGAAGCTGATCCACTTTCTTGTAGAGTCATCCCAAATATATATAGTTCTGCTTGTTGTCCAATTCCCGGTGTGAAAGTAATATCACTTGTCCATTTAGGTAAATCAACATGTATCCATAAATTTGTAAGTAGATCTCCCATACTTTGTGGATTAAGAGTAACTTTGATCGTTTCTCCGAATGGCCATGTCGTTTTATTACCATTTTTAATTACACGATGTACATTATGATATTTACGAAATTGTGAATGTTGTTGATATGATGGATTGAAGAATGATTTTTCGGGGTTATCGGAAAGTAGGTGTGTATCCTGCATTCCAATAGCACTAAGAGCTATCTTAGAAGCTTCCCCCATATCTACTTACTGCTCACATATTTTTAATATCATTCTTCCACATTGTCATAGGAGAAGTAGACTTCATAATTTCAAGTTCCTTCTTTGCCTGTTTGGACTGCGCCAAAAGCTCTCTGACACTCTCGTCCGTGTACTGAACTGTCTTGATGTTTAGAAGGTAGTCATAGCTTCCATTTACTTCTGGGAACAGACCAGACAATTGGTTCTCAAGATCCTGCTTTTTACG